TTTCCTATCCGTTGTGTCTTTTAGTTAAACACCCTAATCTAAGATGTTTAAATAAAAGGGGGCCATTGCGACCCCCGTAGAACTTAAGCGTCAGCTAGTGACAGGATAAATCCTGCTTCAGGACGATAGGTTTGAATGCCGTACAAAGTGTCAGCAGTGTACAGAGTAGACAAGTACTCTTGCTTGTACTGAGTCTGCGAACGTACAGCCATTTGCTCTGCAAGAACAAGAGCGTCCTTGTGGAAGAACAAACAACCACGAGTGTCAAGAGTTGAGGCGCTGTTCTGAGCAGCTACTTCAATAACAGGACAGTTAGCAGAAACGTAAACGTCTACACCGTAGAGGTTACCAATCAATCCAGTTTCTACACCACGGCCACCAACAAAGTCAGAGGACACGTATCGCTCAATACCCATGATAGACTTACGCGCAGCAGGTGGAATCACCAAGCAACGATTGTCCATAGGTACGTTAGCATCATCCATCTTCTTGATAGCTTCGCGGAAACCAAGATCAGTAAAGTTATCACCAGCAGTTACTGTGTCAGTTGCGTAAGCAGCAAGACCAGCAGCAGCATTAAAGTAATAGCTGTTAGTGTTAACCCAGTTTGCACCAGTGTTAGCAGGAGTAGTAGTACGAGTACCATCACCAAAGCCAGTAGCTGCATTCATCAGGTCAGTGTCAACCGTCACAGCCAATTGATAACCAGCATCTTCAGTGTAGAACTGACGCAGAGAGGACAGTGCCTGTACTTCTACGATATCTTCGATGAAGCGTGAGTACTCAAAGTGTCGATCAATAGTGATCTGCAACTCAGTCTCAGTGTTTGCTTGGATAGTAACAGCAGTGTCAGCTACCTTAGCATTTGCTTCACCACGAATGGGCTTAGGTACGTGAATCAAGTCACCCTTCTTTCCTGTCATAGATAAACGCTTGACAAGAGGTGCCATCTTCAAGTTCTTTTGAAAAGCAGCAATAATTTCGTCACTCCAAATTTCTGGAATGAACTTGTCTGCTTTGGCCTTATTGACGATAGAGTTACCGCCAACTGTGCCGGGATAAGTTTGTTCAGCCATTGTATTTCTCCTTTAGGCTATTTGACCCTCCTTTCCGCATAAGCTGCCATTATTTCAGGCTGTAGTGCCATGTAGCGGTCAGGGTCTTCTTTCATAAGTTTAATTAAGTCAGCACGACGATAAACTTTCTTACGAGATCCTTCTGATGTTCCACGAGCGTTGCCTGTGTTAGCAGACTGTACTGCACTCTTACGAGCTACTTTTTCAGCTTGCGCTGTCTGTTGGACTACTTGGTTACGTTCTTTCCAATTACTAAATAGTTCATCAGCGGCATCGTAATCGTACTGTTGGTCAGCGTGTACAAACAAGTTTGTTCGGACTTTAGACCCTTTGATCCACTCAGCAAACTTAGGGTCTTGCAAAATACCTTCCATTTCTGGATGCTTAGATTTAAGCTGTGCAAGAGTAGCCTGTTGTTTGTATTGTTGTGTGTAAGCTTGTGCTTCTTTTATTTTAGGGTGGTTGTCTATAGCTCGGTTAACAGCAGTTGTAGGATCTACAAAAAAGTCTACTTCGTCTTCTTGTTGCTGTTGTTCAGGTGCTGGTTGGTTAACAAGTTGTGTCTGAATATGGTTATCAACAACTTTTCGTAACTCTCCAACTTCCGTACTCTGCTTTCCTGTAAATCTTTCAAGCTCTTGGTGCATTTGCACTAGATCCTCTACTGACTTACCTTGGTATTTTTCTGGAAGTTCAGATTCTGCTTGAGGTTGTTCCTCTGGAGTCTCTACAGTATCTTCTGTGTCGAGTTGATCTGTTGCTTCTAACTCTTCTTCTGGACGCTCATCAATTAGTGTTGCTCTTGACATAATATAAACTTACCCCGCCTTATTAGGTTGTGGAGAAATATAATAGGAGTTGCCCCGGCTAGGATTCCTTACTAGTTTATCCTGCGTTCTCGTGTTCACGTACCCACTTTATATGCCTACCGGGAAAGTCCCCAGAGGCACCGTCAAGTATGTGACGAGTAGCAGAAACAATCTTTGTAGCATTAGCACCACAATCGCACCTACTGATTGTAGTATCTTGTTCTACAAATTCTTCAAAAATATGTCCATTAGTACAACGGAACTCAAATACTTTAATCATCTTCAGTCTTACTTGCTTCTTCGTAGTTAGTACTAACAATAGTTTCCATGTTAATTAAGTGGGCTAATACGTTTAGTTGTCCCTTACGGAAGTACATATCGTCAGCATCTTTGACTGCTTCTAAGCTGTTAATCTGTAAAGCGTTGTTACTAAAGTCTTGTACTAGTTGTTTCCAACCATCTGTAAGAAAAAGACTAAAGTATTGGTCGTAGTATGTTTGTGTTTCTTGATCCATTGAGGTCGCCTTTGATTATCTCTATAGAACTATATATTATATATTATACCATATTTTATAACTAAAGTCAAGATATTTTTAATGTTATTTTTACCGCTTCTTAGCTGTCTTAGCTGCTTTCTTAAAGGCAGAAGCTTTAGGCGCACCTCTAGACCCCGGTTTACGCATGGTTTCTCCTGAACCAGCAGCAATACGCTTACGTTTAGCATTAATATTGCTATACAATCCACGTTTAGCCATTTTATTTTCCCTTTGGCTTAGACTTTGGCTTTTTCTTCTTACCTTTTCCGTAACTATACATTAGCTTTCTCCTTTGCTTTTTTAGACAAGTCTTTGTAGTGGTACAATTTTACAGAAGTCTTGCCGTGGGTTTTACCAGAATGTAAAGAACCATCTGGCATTTTGTGAGTTCCTCCTGTGTGTAAGGTTCCGTCACGTTTGTAGTGCTTCATGTTTTTAGCCATATTAATCTACCGTATACACCTTAGTTATTGAGATTACCCACTGTTGCGGTATTACTAACTCTGCATCACCCTCTATAATTTTATTATCTTCAATTAACAAGTGAGGACAAATTATTAACTTCTCTTCGTCGTTTAGTAAAATAGAACCACAAGAAATAGCAGTAGCTACTTTAATTTTAGTTAACTCTTCTACTTCTCGCCAACCTGCGTTAGAACCACCTTGGGCATCTTTCCAGACTACACAGTATAAGTCTACCATTTGACCTTATCCGACCAGTAAGCAGCAGAACATTTTCCTTTGGCTATGTTTTTAGCGTGTCTAGCTTTAAAGGACTTACGTCTAGCTTTATCTTTAGCACTACTAGGATTTTTACCTGCGCCACTAACTCCCTGTTGTCCAAATCTAATTGTTTTAACTGAACCATCCTCACACTTAGCTACAACTACATGAGACTTCTTAGGATGATTAGGAGTCCTCTTTGGTTTGTTGAACCCGCTTACTCCCGCCCTTGCTAACCTTGGATCCTTTTTGCTCATTGAGTTGGTCCTCTAGTTCCTTGACCCGGCTCTCCAGCAAGTCCAATTTGTCTAGGTGGCTGCTGAACGCTTGGTTGATTTGGTCTAGGAATTTGTTGGTTTCTGTCTGTGTCATTAGCACGACTAGGCTCTCCTTTACTAGATTGACTGTTAAGCGTTTTTTCTTTAAGTGCAATATTAGCAATTTTTAAACGGCGTTCAAATTCTTTGTCATCTTCGTCGCCTTCTTTAAGATTTTTAGTAATTGCATTAATTTTATCAATCTCAAGTTCTTGTGGGGCTAATTGAGTTTCAACTGCAAGTTTACCAGCCCTTGCTTTAAATTCTGATGCTTGTCCTTGTAGTGCTGCTGTTTGCGCTTGTTGAAACTCCATTTGTGTCTGTTGAGCCATCATAGCCATTTGCTGTGCTTGTGGATCTGGTTGTCCAGCCTGTTGCAATGCACCAATTAACTCTTCACGGTTACTTAGGTTCATGTTGTCAATAATGCTTTGGATCAACACAGGGTACAGAGGACTGTCTTGTTGCATAGTCTGCAAGAGTTGTACAAGCTGTGTAACCTCGTACTCCCTAGCAATAATGCCTAGAGTAGACGTAGCAATAAACTTGTAGTCAGACACTGGGTAATTCTCAGGATCAAACTGCATATACCTGTGAGCAGCCTTAGTAACAAAAGGCATAAGAAAAGATTGTTGAAAGTTTATAAGAGTGCGTTTATGCCGCTTGATAATAGCACCAAGAGACATACTGATCCCAGCAGCAGTAGCCTCGCCATTAACTTGTCCTGCGATACCAGCCGAATCCACGGCTCCAGTAGCTTGCTGTACCATGCCTTGGAGGGCTTGAGCCTGTGCAAACGTAATTTGCCCGACTTGACCAAAATTAAACGGTTGTAGTACTTCACGCGGATCTCCGTTAGTTAGAATCATTTTACCGGGACGTACTTCTGGTTTAGCCCCTCTAGGAAGCCGTGTAGCGTCGATAGCGAGCATTGGGTGGATAGTGAGGGCTAGAGCATCAATACGAGCGCGTAGCTCTGTATCAAGCGCCTTTTGGCTGTTATAGCCTTTCTCACAAACACCACGACCCCAGAACCTTGATGGTACTACATCCCAAGGAAAAGCAACTACAGGACGGTCCTGCATCATGTAAGGGTTAGCTTCAGCCTTAAGCAACGTACCCCCGTTAGCAATAACTACAACAGCCTCGACGTACTTAGTGTCTTCTTCTACGTCTACTCCTTCTTCTTCTAGTAGTTCTCGTGGTACAAGCCCATAGTATTTAGTAAGACGTACTTTGTCATCGTGGTATATAGATAAGTCTTGATCTGGTTCTAGTTCTGAATCAGGAGCAGCAGACTCAAGGTATACATCACGGTAAATGCCTTGCTCTTGTAAAAGCTCTACAGAGTGCATAGACACAAACTCATCAATAGCTACACCCATAGCATCTTCAATAGACGTAGCTACAGGGTCAATAAGAAAGTTCTGAGGCATTACTGGTTTTAACTTAACAACAACTCTGTCCGTAATGTTAACGCCTACAGCCGTGAGATCTCCACCCATAATAGGTTGAGTTGCTGGGGCCATCTCTTTAATCTCTTCTAAAATAATTTCGCCTATGCCTGTACCAAATACAGCAGAGTTAATTAAGCACTCTGCAACAGCTTTGCGTACCTTGCACAACTCAAAGTCTTGTGATAACTTGTTACGTAAATACATTACGTCCTGACGCTCTTGATCGTTTACATCGTCTTCTATGTCAAACCATTTACCACGACCAAAGGTAGCTTCTTCTAGTTCTGCTACGTTAGACTCTACAGCCTGCTGTAACGCAGGAGAGATAATTCTAGAACGCTCTGACGCTCTTTCAGAGTCAGCAGGGTCCCATTGACCTCTCCATAACCTATAGTATTCTTCAAACTTTTGTTCGTAGTTTGACTCATAGTTGTCTCTCCAATTGTCACACTTTATCATTATCCACTGTTCTAGTGACTCTTCAATTAAAAGCGGGTCGGGACTATAAATTTCTTCTGCCATAGTATTTTCCTTAGATTATTGCTACGCTGTAACCTAGTGTAAAAAACACCATAGCAGAAATTGCGTAGATTCCGTATGTATTAAAAGGACGCCAAACATGCTTGGTACTCATAGATTTTACTAGCTCATCTGGTAAAGGGTTTGTCATTTTAGTAACCTGCTACTATATCTAATATTTCGTGATCGTCAATTTCAAAGTCGTAGTTGTATGCTACTTTAGCTAGCTGATCTATGTATGCTAGTGCGTCAACCAAGTCATCGTGGGTTAGAGGATCAGGGAACTGAAACAGTTGATCCATAAATCTATTGTTCCACTCTGCCTTTCTTAGTTCTATTTGTCCGTTCTCAAACCTACCCTGCAAAGCCCACATAACCCTGTCGGTCTTCTTCTTGTTACCGTGTGTTAGTTCTTCGACTCTAAAAAATCTCCCATACTGTTTCATTAAATCTGTCAGGGGACTCATTACAGCCTGCTTTGCTATACCTCTTTCAATACCAACACTAACGGGTTCGTAATCTCTAACGGCTTGAAATATCTTGGAGGCAGTTTCGTCAAGGCTCCACCTCCCATGTATAATGTTATCAACGTACCAACCATTAGTACCAACTTTAACAACAGCGATTGCAGTCTCATCAAGTTTTGTGTTCTTGGTTCTCTTCTTGTTAACTTCTTCAAAGCCAGCTAAATCAATAGCGATATAGTATTGGGCATCGTCTGGTTCTTCTCCAAAGTGTACCCAATCTTCTTTGAACATTTCTGAGCCTCTTGCTTCAAATGAGGCCATAAACTCTTGTCTAAAGGCGTAACTCGACATTGACTTCTTTGCTGTATCAATTTCGTCAGGGTCGAGTATGGGGTTGTCATAACTGGTAAAGTGCCACCCCTTGTAAGTTTCATCGTCACCTAGCTCCGCTAACTTGTACAACTCGTAAAAGTGATTCCTGCCCATAGGCGTACCTATAAACATTGCTGAACCTTTTTGGTCAGCTAGTGCTGGACGGAGAATCTGCTCCCATACGTCAGGCTTCATGTCTGCGTACTCGTCCATTACAAGAAACTTCAAGGAAACACCACGCATTGTCTCTGGCCTGTCGGCTCCTTTGAGACTAATCATGGCCCCGTTGACCAGTTTAATCTGTAGATTATTGATGTGGGCACCACTAATCACAGGGTTTCCTAGCTCCATCAGGGTTTGCCACATGATATCACGGGCCTGTCCCTGCGTGGGCGCAACGTAAAAAACTTGACCTTTGTCGGTCTGTAAAGCGTTAATGATAAGCATCCATGCAGCTAAGCGTGACTTCCCTGTCCTTCGCCCTGCCGCTACTACCTTGAACCGTGTAGGATCAGAGTAGACTTCCTGCTGCCACGGCAACAGTTGTACATTTAAGTCTGTCACTTTTTCTAGTACGTCCACATAACAGGCAATGAAGACCGTATGTCTAGGTGGATAAAAGTACCAGCGACCCCTATACCTGTAAAGCCGTATTCTAAGGCAGCTTTTATTAACGAATACCGATGAGCAGAGTTAGTTATCTTTATGTCTGCTGCTATGCCTTGCGCATGAGTCCCCGGTATCTCTTTTATAGCCTCTAACGGGTGGTTAGGGCTTCTGTAGCCGCTGGTAATAACAAAAGGAAGACCACAATAATGCCTAAGTGTATCTAGTTTTTCTAGAAACTCAGGCTTCATATTGTTTTCTCCTGTTTCTTTACAGTCAAACTCTGACAAAGAAAAGTACTTCATAGTCGCGTTTAAATACGCTGCTTCTTAGTAGTTTTTTTCTTAGGTTTAGCTTCACTCAGGGTCTTTGCTGCTCTAGTTACGTCGTTGTTGTACGCACGTTCACAGTGTTCTTCGTCAAACACAAAGTTAATAGACGCTCCTAGCCACGCCCAAGCCTTAGACTTACTCTTTAACCTGTGGCTACGACCTGATACAGACTCATTAGCGTTGTCACCCAGCAATATAGCTACGTTTACCAGTTGGCTAGTAGCATCTCCTACTCTTACTACGTATCCTAGTACTTCATCTAATGCTTCTTCTACTTTACTCTGTGACATCAGTAGCCTCACCCTCTATTTCAGTCTCACTAGAAACAGTTGTAGTTCCAACCCCAGTAATATTGATTTGTATTGCACTTCTTCCTGCATCTTTAATCACATCCTTCTCAAATGCAGCAACAGGAAGAATACGATCCATAACTAACTTCCATGCAGCAGCTTGGTTCTTGTGATCTGGGTCTGTGGCAGCTTCAAAGATAGCATCCATAACAGCACGAGAACGAGGAGAGTTTAACATCCTTGCCTTATACTCATTTATAATTGCTGCATCACCTTTAGGTCGTCCTACAACCCCTCTACCCCCTTTTTTCTTAGAGGAAACAGAAGATTTTTTAGGGCGACCAACAGGGTTACTGTTATTAACGTCGTTATCCATCTATATAGATCCTACCTTAATGGCTTTTTGGTTTGTTACTTATATTTGTTTCTTGTTGTTATCATGTTGTTTGCTATATAGTCTATATTATACCATACTTTTTTTAATTTGTCAAGCTAAAATTAGAAAGAGAGAACTATTTACAGTTTCTGTCCGGGTATTGGGGGACTTTTTGTGGGGAAACCTTCGGATTTACAGTGCAGATTGTCTGTATATTTACAGAACAGACTAGTTTTATATAACTTTTTGATATATAAGCACAAAGAACTAGAACTACTATGGCCTAATTTGACCTTTTATTGTGTCTGAGCAGGACCACCGCGCGTAGACCTGTGCAAATCCCCTCCCCCGTCCCTATGCAGGTCTGCGAAAACAAACAAACAGGATTGTTTTTTATGTCGATCTCTCCAGATTGGAAAGTGTGGGGCAATGCGGG